AAAGGCCAGGAAAGACGTAAGAAATTTTATAAACAGAAGGACGAAAGGTTAGCAAAGTTAAAAGCTAAACTTTTGAATTTAGCATGACAAAAATTAAAGACGATCCAAGAGTATTTCATAGAGTTGAGGCAGACCCGAAAAGGGCAAGAAACGAGAAGGGTCACCTAGTCGCGGATGACCCTTCTACTCCCGAAGTCAATGAGGCTTGGGAGGGCGGTAAGGCTCCAAAGAAAAAGGCAAAATCTGGTGGTGAAAAAAGTACATCAAAATCCTAAAGGCGGTTTAAACGCTGCTGGTCGGGCCTTCTTTAATCGGACAACAGGATCAAAACTAAAAGCTCCGGTAAAGACAGGCGATAATCCTCGCCGAGCGTCCTTCCTGGCTAGAATGGCGGGGAACTCTGGGCCGGAGCGTGATAGTCAGGGGCGACCTACTAGGCTGCTCCTATCCCTCCGCGCCTGGGGTGCTTCATCAAAAGCAGATGCCAGAAAGAAAGCAGCGGCAATAAGTAAACGAAACGAGAGTAGAAATGCCTAAGTTAAATGTAAAAGAAGTGATGGGGCGTGAGGCAAAAGCACAGGCTCGAAAAGATGAATGGCGTTCAATCTATGAAGATTGTTATGAGTTTGCTCTGCCACAAAGAAATTTGTATGGCGGTTATTATGAAGGTAAAACCCCAGGCAAAAACAAAACACAAAGAGTTTTTGATAGTACGGCTGTATCATCCACAAAAAGATTTGCGAATAGAATGCAGTCCGGCCTTTTCCCACCAATGCGTAAATGGTGTAGGCTAGAACCAGGTTCAGCTGTTCCGGATGATGAGAAAGAACGAGCGCAAGAAATACTTGATGCCTATGTAGATATTATGTTTGACCAGCTACGGCAAACTAGCTTTGACCTGGCAATGGGCGAGTTTCTCTTAGATCTTTGTGTGGGTACAGCGGTTATGATGATTACACCAGGCGATGAAGTAACGCCCGTTCGCTTCTTAGCCGTTCCCCAGTATTTAGTTGCAATCGAGGAAGGTGCTTATGGCACGATTGATAACGTATATCGCAAGTTACGAATAAAGTCTGAGGCCATCAAGAGAGAGTTTCGTGATGTAAAAATAACGCCAGAGCTTCAAGCAGCTATTGATGATAAGCCACACGAAGAGTTAGATCTATTTGATGCTATAATTTTTGACCAAGAAAGCGGTCGGTATCACTATCATGTAGTTTGGCCACATAAACAGCAAGAGCTGGTGTATCGAGAAATGGATAGCAGTCCGTTTATTGTTGCCAGGTTTAGTAAAACAGCTGGTGAAGTCTATGGACGAGGTCCGTTAATTGATGCGATTGCAGATATTAAAACGCTAAACAAAACAAAAGAATTGATACTTAAGAACGCAAGTCTTTCAATATCAGGCGTATACCTTGCAGCGGATGATGGCGTTCTCAACCCACAGAACATTAAAGTTCAACCAGGTGCAATTATCCCAGTCGCGCGTAACGGTGGGCCGCAAGGTGCATCCCTGGCTCCTTTACCCCGAGCTGGGGATTTTAACACAAGTCAGATTGTTATCCAAGATCTTACAATGAACATTAAAAAAATCTTGATGGATGACACTTTGCCACCAGATACAATGAGCGCCAGGTCAGCAACAGAGATTGCCCAGCGCCAGCGTGAGTTGGCTACAAATCTTGGGTCTGCCTTTGGTAGATTGATGACAGAGATAATGATACCGCTGGTATCCAGGACTTTATACGTTTTAGATCGCCAAGGATTTATTCGTATGCCTCTAAAGGTAAACGGTGTTCAAGTTAAAGTTGTACCAGTGTCACCATTAGCAGAAGCGCCAAAAATGGAAGAGGTTAATCAACTTCTTAATTTTATGCAGATTGCTAATGCAATGGGGCCAATGGGTCAGACATTATTGAATATATCAGAAATAGTAGATTTCATTGCTGAAAAAATGGGTATCGATGCTCGATTGCTTAATACACCAGAAGAACAACAAGCAATGATGCAACAAATGCAGCAAGCTATGATGGCTGAACAACAGCCAGAAATGCCAACAGATGAAACTGTTGCTGGAGCTATGCAATGAGTTCGGCTGAAGGTTGGGAGGGATTATCTCAAGCAAAGCCGGAGCCGCAGAAAGCGGATGACTTAGATATACTATATGGAACATTATTTAAGTCACAGGAAGGCCAAAAGGTGCTAAGTCATTTGAGGCAGATAACAATAGAACAACCATCCTGGTTTCCTGGAGAAGATCCAAGCCAAGGCTACTTTCGAGAAGGTGCGGCTGATCTTGTCCGGTTAATTATCAAAAGGGTGGATAGGAGCGATAATGTCTGAAGAAACAGAAAACACAGAAGCCGTTGAAACACAGGAAACAGAAGCGCCGCTTATAAACGTAGATACAAAAGAAGAAGAGCAACAAGCAGAGGCTCCTATGCCTGTGCATGAACAGCCAGAACAACAGGAAATGTCAGAAGATGATGACGAACCTTTTGATCGGCCTGATTACTATCCAGAGAAGTTTTGGGATGAAGATGGGCCAGATGTTGAAAAGCTTGCAAAGAGTTATGCGGAGCTGGAAAAAGCATTTAGATCCGGCAAGCATAAAGCACCGGAAGGTGATTACGATGTTTCGGATTTGGTTGATCGTGGCCTCGATTTGGAAGATCCGGCTGTTTCGGTATATCAAGACTGGGCTAAACAATATGGCGTTTCACAGAAAGCGTTTGAGGACTTGGCTGGTCAGATCTTGGAGATGAATGGTGAACAGGCTGAAGATATTGAGTACGATCGAAGAGCTGAAATGCAAAAGCTTGGCGCTAATGCCCAGGAGAAAATTAGTTTTCTCGAGCGTAACATTAAGGGAGCTGATCTAAACGAAGCAGAAAAAACAGCTCTAAGCTACAGCATAAACAATGCTGATAGTATCAATGCCTTGACCAAACTTATCCAGGGTTACACCAATGAAAATATCCCGATCAAACCTGTCGTTGCAGAACCGGAAATGACAGTCACAGATCTTCAGCAAGCTATTTCAGATCCTCGATGGCAGACTGATGCTGTTTGGCGAACCAACATCGAAAAGAAATGGATGGCAGCTAACAACTAGATATTGTTGCAATGTAGGTTGTTTGCGTGTATATGTGGTGTAACGGATAACCGAGCGGCCCGTTTATGTGGTGAATCCACTGGTTGGCGTGACCACTTCCACGCAAGCGACCGCCCGATTACATCGGCTAACGGTAAGCGTTTTATATTAGAAACCTTAAAAGGAGGCTTCTGCTATGGCGCAGAGTATAACCAATGCCTTTGTAACACTATTCGATCAAGAGGTGAAACAGGCATATCAAGGCGAGGCACTGCTTCGCGGCACTATGAGAACGCGAACAGGCGTTCAAGGAAACACAGTTAAGTTTCCAAAAATCGGCAAAGGCGTAGCAACGGTAAGGGTACCCCAGACCGATGTGACACCGTTAAACGTCACTTATAGCAATGTTCAGGCGACCATGTCTGATTTTATCGCTGCAGAGTACTCAGATATCTTTCATCAGTCTCATGTTAACTTTGATGAGCGTAGAGAGCTGGTACAAGTTGTTTCCAAAGCAATAGCTAGACGTATGGATCAACTTTGCATCGATGCTCTTGATGCGGCTTCATCACCGTCAACAGTTGCAACTGGTATTGGTGGTTCTACTACTAATATGAATATTGCAAAACTTCGTGCGGCTGCTAAAGCTCTTAATGAGAAAAACGTACCAGCTGAAGGTCGTCACCTACTGATGCACTCTTCTCAGCTTGATGCGTTGCTCAGTGAGACTGAAGTAACTTCGAGTGATTTTGCTGTGGTCAAGGCTCTTGTTCGCGGTGAAGTTTCATCGTTCATGGGCTTTAACATAATGACTATGGGTGATCGTGATGAGGGTGGCGTTCCAAAGCCATCAACTCGTACTTGCTTTGCATGGCACGAAAGTTCAATGGGTTATGCCGAAAGTATCTCACAAAAGAGTGAGGTTAACTACATACCTGAAAAGACATCTTTCCTAGTCAGCTCCATGTTCTCAGCTGGAGCAATAGCGATCGATGATGATGGTATCGTAAAAATTTCATGTACTGAGTAAGGAGACAGATATATGGCTTTTTCAAGTACCGGTTTGGTAAACTACGGTGGAGGTAAGAAAGGTGATGCACCTGGCCTCTACGGTTACTCAACAACTGATGCGATTGGTGATGTAAATACCGCTGGGTATTTTAACACATTGTCAGATGTTCTTGCGGTCGGTGACACGATCTTGGTTCGCTCTTCAACAGGCGGCACACAAGCATTGTCATGGGTCTACGTTGCAAGCAACGCAAGCGGTGTTGTTGACGTAACAGACGGTCTAACAATTACAGCGACCGACTCAGACTAATTAATATGGGGCTGGGTAACTGGCCCCTTATACACATTGGAGGGTTATGATGGCCGTAGGCGATACAGATTTATCTATTTGCTCAGATGCTTTGATTTCGCTGGGGGCTTCGCCCCTTTCTTCTTTTACAGAAGGAACTGACGCAGCTCAGGCTTGCGATCGATTATATCCAGATTTAAAAAATACATTACTAAGCACTTATGTCTGGTCTTGGACATTAGCCAAGATCCAGCTGGCTAGATTATCAACAACTCCAATAAATGAATGGAAATATGCTTATCAAATGCCAGGCGATCATTTAACTGGTGCGTTAGCAGTATTTGAAACTGATGGAACAGCACAAAGATCTGTTCGTTATGGCTGGGAGATATATGGCGATCAGTTAGTTACCAATATGGAAACTGTTTATATTGATTACCAACAAACTATTTCTGAAGCAAAAATGCCGAACTACTTTGTTCGTTTGCTGAGAACGGCACTGGCAGCTGAGTTAGCAATAGTTATTACAGATCAAGCAACCAAAGCAGATTATTTTAGGGCGCTTGCCTATGGATCATCTGGAGAAAATGGTCGGGGTGGGTTGATGCGTGAAGCCATGAACATTGATGCAAGGGGTCAATCAACACAAATTATTGAGGACTATTCTCTAATTCAAGTGAGGCAGTAAATGCGCGTTACTCAGTTTCAAACAAACTTTTCTGTCGGTGAATTAGATCCTTTATTAAGAGCTAGAACAGACCTATCTCAATATCAAAACGCCCTGGAAGAAGCGACAAATGTTATTATACAGCCTCAAGGCGGTTTAAAACGTAGAGATGGGTTAAAGTTTATCTATAACTTTGGAACAAGCTTTACAGCATTTAAACTAATACCTTTTGAGTTTAGTGTCACAGATAGTTTTCTTTTAGTTCTAGTTGTTGGCCGGATCTATGTATTCAAGGCTGGTGTTCTGCAAGCAAACATAAACGGAACAGGTAATGATTATATAGCTGCCTCAGATATCACTGCT